GATAATGACTTTAACGATATGATTCTACAAATTAAATTTCCCACTGTTTAAAAGTTAAAGACATTTAGACAATTTGTCTAGCTGCTGCAAAATATTAATCCGTAATCAAGAAGCCCTGGTGATATGCTGGGGCTTTTTATTGACTTTATGCTCTGATAACAATGATAAGTAGTATAAATTACAAGTTATAATACATATTTTTTAAAACAATTTTGCTGAAACCGGACGGATGTGGTGTGAAGGGTTTAACTAGTGATGAATTCAGAATACAGGGTTAATTGATATTTTATTCAAAAATTATTTCCAAGTTTACCCAACAAGGCAAGAAAAAATGCAATATACGCGAAGTCAATGCATACTCTGGAGAACCCATTACATAAAGCGCAGGCAACTTAATAATAAGCTCAAAAGGACTTGCACTTAAAGTAGCTGGAACTACAGAAACACCCGCAATAAAACCTGATGATGCGCTAATTTTTACATCTAATTCAAATATCTCGAATAATATCTCTAAAGCCTTGATATTACCCCGGTTTTCCCAAATCTCATTAGACCGCTTAATTAACTTTCTTTTCGCTGCAACGCTCCATGAAGCATCCCAAATATTACCCCAACCCGACCAATAAGCCAGCAAATCGAGCCATTCTTCCTTACAGGTTTCCGGATTGAGGTAATCCAGCGCATAGGAATCGAGCGCGATCGCAATCTCATTAATTTTGAGGACGACAGCAGCAGTTAAAGCTTCAATAATTTCTCGCTGTTCGCCCTGTTGGTAAGCTTGTGGTAGGTGGTCAAAAACGGACATTATTTATATTGTTGCAGTTTCTTGAGTTCCTGTTCTCCCACAGCATTCGCAACTTCAATCATTGAGTAGATGGTTGAAAGAGGTATTGTCTGCCATTGTGCATAATCGGAAAACGATTTGTTATTGAGCAGATAAAATGTTCTCAGTCGTTCCTTCTTCGTCAGTGTCTTCCACCAACTCAGCGGTGGGCATACAAAAGCTTTTAAATACCTCTAACAGCACTCCTCTAGATTCTATAGGCATTTGAGCAACTTCTAGGGAAGTAAGAGATTCGCGATCGCCCCACTTGGTAATTAGTTTGGCGAGAGTCCTTTCATCAACTTCTTTGGGGGTTATCTTAGGGTCTTTCTGCCATGAATCAATTGATGTTAAATCATCTGGTATCGCTTGTCTCAATATGCAAGTTATGCGCGTACCATCGAAGTTTTTAACATTACTTAGTTGAATTGAATCGTTGGGGAGGATTCTATATTTGATTATTGGTTTTGGTATTTTTAGCATTTTTCTCTATAAATTCTTTAATTTTGATACTGGGGTTGATGAGATTGCTTCCTTCCGCTGAGTCCCAAGGGGACACGCTACGCGAACGCTCCAGTCGCAATGACAGATCATAACTACTTCCTTCTCGTCAGAAGATTACTTGTAAAAAAAAACCGCAGAGACGCAGAGAGCGCAGAGGAAAGAGATAAAGAGAGATAACAATAAGGAGCGGGACGGGAGTAATTTAGCGGACAAGATATCATCACCCAGCCCTAATCCCTTCAAAAGTTACCGTCAAAGTCATTTTACTGGCATCATTACTCAGCTTATCAATCTGACCATAACTAAGTCCGGCAAACCTAACACCAGTTAAGTGAGTTATAACTCCACCTAAAATATGTGTTGCTGTAATTCCGGCGTTTCTGTTTTTCCAAGTCACTCTAAAAGCATCAAACCTCCTTTTAATTTCTGCATCAAGCAGCGCTTCAGCCGTGATGTTTTCGTATTCCGTCTGACCAACCAAGGTGCTATTCCTTCCCGTGTTGGGATTGAAATATGGGTTGCCAAAAACTGGTTTTTCTACAATTGGTGAGACGTTATCCCAAACAATGTCTGAGAATCCTTCTAGCTCGAACTGTCCGTCAGAAGTTGGAATTGCGATTATAGCCATGTCTAAGTAGGTAATGTATCAACAATGAATAGTCCAACCTCAATCATTTCAACGTGTTCAACGAATCGGGCGTAAACCTGTTTCCTAACTCTACGAACAGACCGGGTAACAGTGGTTCCTGTTGTGGTAGGTGCGGTGGTATCTGCTCCTGTAGTGTCAATTGCTACTGTATTTGTCTCTGGCACAATCACATCAACAATCCTAAAAGCATCTTCGGGAGTATCTCCGCTTAATCCTCCCTCAAGCCAGAGGTCGGTCATTTGGGAAATAATAATTCGGTCAACTTCTCTATTTGTTCTTCCTTGGGGGTCGGATGCTTGAAATAAGATAGGAGTCAGTGCAAGTGTTAACCTATTGCTGGTTACAGAAACCGCTGCACGAGTATTTATAAGCTGAAATTTAGTATCTGTTGCTAGAGTTTGCGCTCCCCAGATACAAGTACCGAAACGAGGTATTTTTTGTAAAACGTTTATTTGCTGGGCTTTGAGGTCGTTATAGTCCGTTTCGTTATCAACATAATTAACTAAATCCTTCACCCCAAGAATCGGATATCTCGCACCTGCTGGTGGTGCAAATGCTTCCGACTGGTCGCGCTTGAGAGCAATTGCTGCTGCTACTGGTGCAACGGGTACAGTTTTATCATCGTTGGTTGTAATTAAACCGTAGAATAAGGAACTGTTACCTTTGGCAGAAGTATATAACTGTCGCTCTGCAATGGCTTCGGTTTTAGTTGCTGTTACATTGGCGGTATTGACGAAGAACAGCCAATCTGAAACCTCGCAAAATGACTGAATCACGCTGTAAACTGCGGTACGTTCGGCTTGGTCTGCTAAGGCTCCCATCTCCGGAGAAACTACATATGCTAATTCCCAGTCTGTTCGCTTTGTCAGTAATTCCGCACCCTTTGTAATGTGGGTTTGTACTGCTGTCGCATCGGGTTCTGCGGTGTCGTTACAAGCATAAATAAGCACATTTGCTTGAGCGAAATTTAGGAAAACAAGTTTAATTGCATCTTCCACAACTTCTGCCACAGCCGGATATTTCAACTTTAAATCTGTAGCAGATGTCACAGCCTGCAATTGATTCAATAATGCTGCATCAGCCCCACTGGGAGTTACCAGAAATATTAATCGGTTTATTCGTCCTGTAGCCGATGCTGTTGTTGAAATAGACTTTTCAGTAATAGTTATACCGATTGGCATTACTCACCCCCAATTTGCTTAACTGGTGTTCCGGTTACTAAATTTAATGAATTAACAAGCGTAACTGACATGACTTCATATTGTGTTGTATCGAGAGCAAAAGCTCTTATTTGCTTCTCAATCCCAAACCTTAATTCCGCTGACCACATCTGGTCTGGTCTAAATAATTCGTAAGATTTAAAGTACAAGGGGCGCTTTGTTAGTTCGTCCTGGTAGGGAGAATAGCCAAGTAACAGACTAATTGCTTGGTCGCAGCACCATTCCAAAACGTCTCTTTCTTCAGCTTGAGATTGATAGCGTTTCCCCAAACTAAACTTTACAACAACATCTATATCTACCGTCTGAGCGCTGGTTTCTAATCGGTTGTCGGTTATTCCCGTAACCGTGGGAATAATTACCGCAATTTCTCCGGTAATCGCGTCTTCCGAATAGCTCCCAACTTCTTTAGGAAGAGTAGAGACAGGGATTCCTGCCGATACAAGCGCAACAGTCAATGGTTGTAGTCTTTCGATTATTCCTTTTTCTAAAGTGGGGAAATCAAGCATTTTATTTCAAATTATTGCCTTAGTACTGTAAAAGCTATGCCTGTTTAATATCATGTTCTGTTAAACAGTTGTCATTACGAACGGAGCGATAGCGGAGTGAAGTAATCGCAGGATATTGCGATTGCTTCGCTTCACTTCGTTACGCTCGCAATGACATATCCTAAATAATTTTGTGGACATAATTTAATTCTTTCCTCCGCGCTCTCCGCGTCTCTGCGGTTTTTATTAAATCGATTCAACATACTCCCTAAAAAATTGATTGATACGCGCAATATCTCGCCGTCCAAAACCCAAAAATTGCCGTCGTGGTAAAGTCTGTGTACCTTGCTGGTGAAAAGTTCCGTAGCTGGTAGGATTTTCAATGTAAGCAGTATCGCCAACAATCCGAGAAGAAGTAGCGTTGATAAGTATACTTTTCTCCCGTAGAATTACCCCTGACTTTTTGCGTCTAATTGTTTCCGGTTTCAGCGGTGTCCACTGCTTCCCATCCGGGTCAATTTCCTTCGCAAATCGCGTCAAAGTAATTCTTTCCATATAAGCAGCGCTCTGTTTTAAAGGCTTTGACCAATTAGGATTACCCAGCGCTTTTAGTTTTTCCGTAACGTTATTAGTTAGCGTAATGTTATACTCCAGCATTTCCTCCTCTCGATTGAAAACGAAGTAGTAAAATGTAGCGCTCCCCCAGGATTTTTGTTACGGGAAGTATTGAGGATTGAACCAGCGATCGCAATTCTACGGTGCATTTTCGCTCAAGATATTCCCCTTCTCCGATGTCCCCTGGTCTTATTTTCCTGTCAAGCACTCCTTCTAAGCAGTAAGCGGTTAAGGTTTCGTCACAGTTAGTAGATTCAAACTCTTTGCGAATTTGTGGAGAAGCCGAACTTACTTTAAAAGTATGACTAACAATTTCACCCACGGTTTTTGTATTCCCACGGGAGTCAATTTCTTTTTGTCCGGATTGAACTTTAAAATTGACTCGCATCTGACGAAAAACTTTATTCTTGAAAGGATTCGGCATTGCTTAACTGCTCCACTCGTAGGTCAATTGCATCCTTGATTCCTTTGCGATCGTCAGATTCATGCCAAAGTGCTAATAAATCTAAATTAGTTTCTTTCTCAATTATTGGCTCAGCTTCTCGAATCGAAAGATTTTTCAAATCCTGTAATGAAGATGGTGTTGGTGGCTGTATTAGTTCTTGTGTTTGCTGACTGGTAGCACTACCAAGAGACTCTTCCAACTTTGTTTTACCAGGGAATGAGAAAGCTGGTAGCATATCGTGAAAGGTTAAATTTTGCTTTAACTCTTCAAGCTGCTCCTCGGATATTTCATTCTCACCCGCATTGACTCTAAGTATCCAGTAACCATTCTTCCCCATGCCTGAAAATGAAATCACAGCCGACGGATTTTTACACAAGTGGATTTTATCGCTGTCAAATATCAACTTTGGCATCTTTATCTCTTGGGAATTGAAATGTATTTACAGTCTTGTGGGTAATCAAAAATTGTCGGTGTGACGCAAGAAAACATCGGGTAAATTTTTCGCAAGCTTTCTGAATCAACCCGAATATAATCTTCTGGTGCAAGCTGTGCAATACTGCTTTCAATGTGCCGATGTAACACAGTACTTTCATTCGGATAAAGCATAAAACGGTCGTGTCCGGCAGTGTGACCAACTCCGTTTCGAGTTAAAAAATCATCATTAGTCTCCTTAATTTTGCGGATATCTAAACTTGGATATAATTCCTTGATGTAGCTGTAGACTGACCGCGTACCGTTAACATTCATAACGGACATCAGCCGTTTAATGTAGTCAGAATTAACTAAGAAAGTTGTCGGCTCTAGAGTGACTAAGTTATCCGTCATCCCTTCAATTAGAGACACATTGAAATCAACTAAGCCGTTAAAATCTGCCGTATAAGGGTTAAACGTCGTGCTTTCAATCGGTACACTTTCGTTACCCATTGTTCCTGCAAATCGTAAAGCTTGACGACCTGCGGCAATCAATCGGTTAATTCTCTGAGCTATGGCGTTTCGAGCAGCTTGCATCCGTCTTTGGAAGCGGTCAAGCATGGTAGTAGTGGAAAGTCTACTCGCATTTTGGTAAGCTCGCTCGTCTTGCAGGGACATAGGGAATCCAGCCCCAACCATGAATACGGGATACCTATCCTCTTCTACTGAAATATTCACGACTGGAAAATTAGCCGCTGCATCCTCGATAAAATCAGCGTCGCCAAATTCAGTGAAACTTTCGTAAGCAACCTCTCGCGCACCCGGTATTAAGTCTGTGTCTGTAGGTACTAAAGTCCCGTTTTCAAAGTACAATTGCTCGTATCGAGGCTCCAGGACTTTGGGTAAACGTTGCGTCAGGTCATCATATAAACGAGTAGGCATATTAGTTCGGCATCCTTAAATCAATCCAACAAGTAGCCAGTTTATTTGGTGCTGGTGCAGCACAACCCTTGTAAACCCTGGCATGGGCTAACTCAATTGTGTTGGTTCCGTCTGCTGCTGCTCTGAAAGTACCAGCAACAGCCGCAGTGTTTGCAGCCGATGCAGTATGACGCAGAAAAACTTGATTACCCCTGCTCATAGCTTGATCTACGGGAACTGCTACTACTCCGCGACGAATAACCGATATCGTGTAGTTTGCTGGATAACCAAAAAACCCCGCAGTATTAACCGTGTATCCTTCTCTTTGTTCCAGGGTATCGGTAAAATAGGCTATTCCCTCAAACAAGTTATCTGCTGCATCCGGAAGCTTAACCCCTTTGTCTCCCTCTCCTTGAACTACTCCAAAACCCATCGGAATAATTACATTGGTGGGATTGGTAAATGCCCATATACGAGAACCATCAAGGGTTGTAAGTTCTCCCCATTGCAACTCCTTGTCAATGAGTAAATCGTAATTGGTTATGGGCATTAGTTCATTGCTCCCGTCTTACGTTTTTTGTGGGCATTTTTATAGCGATCGCGAATATTCTTCATAATGTCTTTCTCATCATCTTCCTTGTTCTTACCCTTCCCCTGCATTGACATATCTTGATTCAACTGCTCAAGAAGACTGTCGGCACGGTCAATTGCTTCCTCAGCTTTTTCTCTGGGTGTGGGCTTCATGCTGTCCCATCTTCCCTCCCAGTATTCCGGTGGTTTCTCATCTAGTTTTAGGTCGGGTAATTTATGTTTGAGGTAAGCCTTTTTAATCTCAGCAGCCGTTAATTTAAAGTCTGGTTGAAATTCCTTATTATCCTTGCGAAATTCCGGTAAAACCAGCGCCCAAACGTCCAAACGCTGTTGAATTTCTTCGGCGATGGCTTCATCTGTGGGCTTCTGTTGTTCCAAAGAATCCAACTTCTGCTTTAGTCCGTCCGATTCCCCTTCAACGCGGGAATAATCAGAAGCTAGTTTTTCATTATCCGCTTGCAATTGGTCGCAACGACTTTGTAAGACTTTGATTTCCCCCGCTAACGCTTCATCTTCCACATCAAAAGTTCTGTCATTGATTTTTAGTTTCATAGACTTTTTGGTATCCAGTAAAAAATAAAGTGGTTCAGCAACCGCAACTTCAACCTCATCAAATCGCATTCTAATATCACTACCACCTCTGCCAAATCCTGGATACAGTGGTGCTGCAATGTGGTCATTGTAAAGACGTACTTGCTCAAAGCTGCCATCTTCGTGGGGTATTAGCTGAGCAATTGCATACCCTGGCGAAACTTCCGGAACTCCACCCCCAGCCAAAATTTCATCTATTCTCGCAACGGCTCTGTAGTCATCAACAAAAGCTTCCATTATTAGTTGGTCATCTTCCTTACCATACCTGGTTGTTAAATGCCCAACCTTTAGCCCATCTTTATTGAGGTTGAATCGACCGCTTTGGGGATGGGTAAGCACAATGGGATTACCAGCCAAAGAATTAACATAATCCTGATTAAATAATCCTTGCTCCCCCACCCACTCATCCCACTTCTGACCACTGATGTTTTTGTAGGCTAATTTATGCCCCACCTTACCAAGAACTATATGCCCCCAGTAGCGACCATCAGAAAGCTTTTCCCAAGGAAGCGGCTCAAACGTTTTGTCAACCCGGAATAAAACCATAGAGCGATGCGGTATATCTTCAACGAGTTTATGATTTTTACCAAGCTTTTTAAGGCAAATATAAATTGATTTATGGATTTTTTGTTATGTTGACTTTCGACAGGACTTTATCCGCAGAAAAATTTAAATCCTTGCGTGAAAAACATAACTTTACACAAGGACAACTAGCTTTATTACTTGGTGTTACACAACCTGCGATTGCTTATTACGAGAAAAAAGGAGTCAAAAACTTTTGGATTGTCTATCGTCTAGCTTTAACATTAGACTGCAAAGTTAGCGATTTAATTTGAAATTTCCGCTTCAATGGTTGTTTTGGCGATAGTTACTTTGATTTTGACAATCCCAGCATTTTCTTCTACTTCTACCTGACTACTTTGACCAGTCAATTGATTTATTTTTAGTCGCAATCTCTCCGTAAAAACTTCTTCAACTCCCGTGTTAAACAAAATTGTTGGGTCAATACCAAAATCTGAGTATAGCGTCCTCTCTCCCGCAATTGTTTGTAAAAAATGTCTGACTCGACTTACCGAAGTTTCTGTAACAAGTCGAATACCACCATTATCGTAATTCAAAGGGTAATTAACATCCATTGGTAAAAGATTCTAGTATTTTTACGCTAAGTATTGGTATAAGTTAGTTGCTATTTTCTTTACACCGGAAGATTTTCGATTAAAAAAACCGCAGAGACGCAGAGAGCGCAGAGGAAATAAATAAAAAAAGAGGGGTGATTAAATTAGTGTAAAAGCGTTGTTGATACAAAATTTATCGACAACGCTTTTATCTACCATATCTAATATCAATCGTTGCTGAAGTGACCAAAGAAATATTAGCACCGCTCCCAAGTCTCTGAAGCCGAAATTCTATGTACCTCGCATATTCAATAACTTGCTGTGGTCGTCTTTCAGTAAATCTTGAACTACCAAGCCCATGACCTTGATTATTGTAATTTAATAACTCAGTTGAAAAAACACCGCCGACTGGGGATATTGACCATACTCGAACAAGCATAGAGTAATAATTTGTATAGTTATCACCGCTGCCATCGCTTCTAAGCTGAGCATATACATTTTCTACAAATATCCTTGGTATTCTTGGGGGAATCAGCTTCGACATTGTAAAAAATTCGTTTGCACTACCAACAAATTTAGGAGCAGGAAAGTCAATTGGAAACGCCGCGCTATACCAATTATTTGATTTATATACCCAGGGTTGAGGAGATATAGCACCAGGCTCAAACCAAACTGCTGAGCCGCTTGCTGGATTTGTATCTCCAATAACGTCCGCTGACATTTTTGCGTCTAGCGTGGCTTGCAAATCGTTGATATCCGCGAGCGCATGACCGTGATTACCACTAGCTTTGGTTTGTAATTCAGTATTGATTTTTTCACTTGACCAAGTGCTAGTAGTTGAAGTTTGACTATCATCAATTACTACATCACCACCGTTCTCACCACCCGATAAAATACTCCCCCCAATTATCTCATCTGACATTGTTCCGTCTTCGGAACCCTCTACATCAAAGTCCTCATCAGTTCCCCCGGTGAATGGTAAAAGTAATCGCTGTTCAAGGTCAGCAACTACCGACCTCATGTGAATGATGTCTTTGACTTCAATGCGATCGCCACCGCAAACGAACCAAATCGAATCTTCCTGGAATTCTAAATAGTAGGAGTCTAATCCTATTGCCACTCGTTGAGGATTTGATTCTATTTCGATATAGTTTGCAAGGTATTCTTGTAGGTCGGCTAGGTCTTCATGGGTTCTAGCTGCTTGTACTAAAGTATCTAAAAGTTTTTGCATTGCTAGGCAATAATCGTTTCCAATTCATTATTCAACCTTTCTTCTAGTATCGCTATAGCTTCCATCGCAACTTCCTGTGGGGTTCCTCCTGATAAATTCAAACTAATATTGATTCCACCAACATTTATAGTTTTACTTTCAGAACCACCACTACCAAATAAACCACTCATTTGTTGAGGAGTTAAAACATATTCTGAACTATTAGCGACTACAAAATCAGTACCTTTGGGTTTCCTTTGTGCTTCAGTAGTCAATGCATCAAATAAGCCACTGTTTGCAGGAATAAAACCACCAGCACCAGTAAAAAATTTAGTCACGGCGTTAAATATATTGCTTGCGGTATTCCCTAGAAAATCTACTGCTCCACTAATGGGAGACGCAGCCCCCGTTACTGCTCCAGTAACATTACGAACTAATCCTACAGTTGGATTGATGAAAGACAGTGCATCAATTACGACTCGAAAAACATTCTTAATCTTATCCCCTACCTCTTGAACCATTCCCACTAAATTCTCAGCCAAGACGACGGTGAAAGGACTTAATAACAATGATGCATAGGTAGTTAAATCAAGATTGGCGAAAAAAGATACTAGTCCAACACCAAGCCCTCTGAGAAATGCTCCCACAAACGATAAAATCGTCCCCAAATCAATGCTTCTGATGGCATTTAGAGTTATTCCCATGAGACTATCAACAAAATTCGCAGCACCCCTCCCCACGATTTCCCCAATTTCTTCTGGTGATAAACTTTGAATTTGATTGAGGAAATTAGAAACCCCAAACAAAAACTCATTTAGCGATCGCACTCCATCCCGAACAATCAACATGGGGTCAATGTTAACAATCCCAGTCAATTCCCCAATTGCGTCAATTATTCCATTTTCACCAATCAAGATATCTAAAGTTGTACCAAACTCCTCAAATACTGATTGATAACCTTCCATTTTTTCATCGAGGTCGCGAGAAAGGGAGAAAACCCCAATCGTTGGGTCAAATAATTTATCCATGAATCCAGATAACTGAGCAGTAACCGTTCCCTGCAATGCTCGAATTTGTTGGTCAGTTACTACTTGCTCCAATGCTCGACTTAAAACTTCCGCTCTATTCTGCTCACCATACCTTTCCAAGTTTTCTTTTATGGCATTAAAAAATCTGGGATTATTTTGAAATAGGGTTTGTTGTCTGAGTTCTCCAATTCCAGCACCACCCAGAAACGAGGAAATATTAGCTAAAGCATTACCAGTACTTACATTTCCTTGCTGCGCCAAGATAGCCAAACGAGCCGATGCACCAACTGATAAATCAGCTAATTGTTGTGCGCTCGCACCTCTTGGTCTTAATTGCCCAGTAAAATCATCATTAATTGTCCTGTATATCTGTTGTATCTGCTCAACACTAACGGGTAAGTCTCGTCCTAATTGAGCAATCCTTTTTTCAACTCCTTGGTAATACCTCCCCGCTTGTTGAGTGGTTAATCCCAAAGTTTCCATCGCTGTATTGATTGCGCCAACTCGCTCAATTTGTAACTTCGCCGCATCCCCTGCTGCATCCTTAAGCCTGTCATAGGCAATAGCTACCGACCCAATAGTTGCACCCAAAACTAAAAAAGCAGTATTCAACCCAAACAGCGATGAGATTTGTTGACCTGTTTCTGTCCGTTGCTGTCTAAACTTTTGATTAGTTCTGTCAACTGCTCCCACAAAATTATCTACCTGACTAGTTGCTTGACTGACAGCCCCACCAATCAGATTACGCGCACGAATCGCTATAGAAACTACCGAAGAAGCCATGAATATTACCTTATTGCAAACACTTCCAAGAAAAGATAGCAGCATCGCCAAGTATGCCACTATTTCTAAATTAGACGGTACCAGTGCATGGCGTTTTTTACTGATGCCACGGGAACTGAATTTCAAAAGAAATATTAACTATCAATCGACTTCTACCAGTACAAACATCCCAATCCTTCAGTTCGCCAGCCTTGAAGGTTGGAACTTGACCGCTACTATTCCACTTTATAGCCGCGAATACGATATTACCGAACACGCCCTATCTATCAGCAAACTCATGGAACCAGATCCAATTACTCCACCCATACTTACTTGGCGTTGGGGCAACAGATTGCTATCTCCCTGCATTATGACTCAATGCGATCGCACTGAATTCGATTGGTTTCCCGACGGTAGGCTTAGGGGTTGTAATTTGGCAATCGGTCTTGCAGAAGTTAATGAAAAAATGTTGGTTATTTAAATATTGCTAAAGTGGTGCGGGTGGTGCGGTATTCTTTGCTGTGTAAGGATTTTATTATTTTAAACTGCCCTCGCAGTAGTGCGAAACTGGTGCGGTTGGTGTAATGTATTCATGTACTACTATAAAAGTGTAAAAACTGTTTATGAGATAAGTATAGGTTAGATCAACTAGACAAAACCCAAGGGAGAAAAATGAATATTAAAGAACAAATCACACAAGAAATAGAACAATTACCTAGAGACTTACTGCAAGAAATTTTAGATTTTGTTCAATTCAAAAAAGCAAAATATGACAAGGGTAATCAAGTAGAATATGACTCGGATACTCCTGCTATGTCAACGGGAAAATCTCTTCTAGAAAATCTTCAAAATATCGGTCATTGGGAAGGTGATGATTTAGAAGAATGTTTAGAAGAAGTAATTTCCAGTCGCGGAGCAGCTAAATTTGATTAGGAATTTAATAATGAATAAATAATGTATTTACTTGATTATTACTTAAACCGAAGCTTCAAAAAAGAAGCCCCAGAATATTACGAGGGCTTCTTGATTACGGATTAATATTTTGCAGCAGCTAGACAAATTGTCTAAATGTCTTTAACTTTTAAACAGTGGGAAATTTAATTTGTAGAATCATATCGTTAAAGTCATTATC